GAGTAAGTAAGACTGAGGATATCGCGCAAGCGATGGGTACAGCAATATTCGATGAAGCGTAAAGGAATCCTCGTCATTAATGACGAGGAGGTATGTCAACAATCATATAGATGGCGATCCTAGCAACAACCAAAGAGCAAATCTAGAATTGGTTACAAATTGGTTCAATACGGTATTACAAAAAAATACTAATTCTTTACCATTAGGTGTAAGACATCATGGTAATAGTTTTAGAACAGAAATTAATTTACCAATTATCAATAAACAGATAAATTTTAGTTCGCTATCAATAGATTACTTACAAAATATCCATTATCAGTTTGGTACTAAATCTGGATTGGTGTCTCCAGCAAGATATTTACAATCTACACCAAATTGGTTGCCAGACAACAGCATAATTTTTACACAACCACATCAAGAAAAGTTGGATCGATTAATAACAGAGCATATAGAGAATCAAGCAAAATGGGATAAACCAGAATCAATATATTGATTGACTCTAGCATTAATATATGATATAATTAGTAGTAACAAACCTAAAATCGGATGAAAAAATTATCTATTCTCGTTTCTATTATTTTATTGTTATCCATTGGAGTAGGTAGCTATGAAGTGTTAAATAGAAACCCATCAGAACTAAAACTTAGTGATGACAAGCTGTATGGTAAATTAACTGCTTTCAAACCAATATATTCAGATGGTAAAATAGATCATTTTTTGCTAACAGTATTGAAGAATGATTTTTCTACTACTCAGCCTATTGAGGTAGTGGTATATATCCCACCAGGATATAGTGAAAAACAACTATACGATATAGTTTTTGGTAATTATTGTATCGAATTTACTTTAGATCCTAATAGATACAACCAAGTATCATATAGAATAGCAACAGACATATTATTATTGGAGAAAAATTGTGAGTAGTAGTGTACTGACGGGAAAGCCAAAGTGGATTAGATATAGATTTAAAACATACGAAACTGCTGATCCTAGACCATTATCTTTCAATCCTCGCTATCCGTGGTGGTTGTCTGGGACTAATGATCGGACTTGTACTATCGTTATGTGGTTGCCAGAAACAGAAAGATTGACTCGATACTATGATGATGCTTTCGATATAGAATCTACTGTTCACGAAAGCATCGAGTTTACTGGAAGATTTTCAAAACCTGATTATTATATAGATTAATTATGGAAGAACATTTAGTTTGTCCGGTCTGTGGTATACACAAAATTAATGGTACCTTTAGGTTCAGCTATAAACCATTAGTACCTGTCAGTGCTGATGATGTAGCTGGATTAGTGTGTAGTAATGCCAAGAAAGGTGATAATGCCACAAGAGCATATCAATGCATCAATACTGGTGGTGATCCCGATAAAGGTGATAGCTGGGAAAAAAGATTAAATAGCATTCCTTAAATATTGACTTTAATCCCATTAGATGATATACTGTAAACAGTAATAATTAAATTCAGCAACATGCCAGAAACAAAACAAAAATCATCCGCTATTGATTCCGTCTCATTTGATGCCCCAAACAATGTAGTAGTGTTCACATTCACTAGTAATCCAGCTAAAGTATACCCTTACGATGTTGCTGAAGGTAATTTTGATTTTGTAGTAGAATCATTCAACACCACCACATCACTAGGCACCACCTATCACAAATTGGTAAACTCCAACATTATTAAACCACAATCTAATTAATCAATCGGGGTTGTTGATACACAACCCCATAATATTATGCAAAATAACGAACCTGAGATTAATCACGAATTAGAAAAAACTATGGACGAATTGGGCGAATATTATTATCATGCATTCACTGATATGGTGCATGGAAATGTATATGATGCTTATGGTAAGCCATTTAACAAAGTAGAAGAAAGAATTGCCTTTAAAAGCGTTTTGGCAACTGTAATTACTGAACTTCTTGCATAATATTATGAAAAAAGAATTGATAAAACTTACAATAGATAGCTTTTTATTATTTTGGGCATTGGTGCTTATTGAAAAATATACAGATATACCTATATCTCTCGTTGTAATATTGTTCTGCGCATACCAATACTCGGAAACTTATTTTAACAATGATTGATAAATCTTCACCCATATACGAATATTGGATATCTCCAAAAGTATCTAATAAATGTTTGCTGTTAGCCGATAATATTATTAATACTGTACCTCTTCATAGTACTATTACACAAACTCCCTATATCAGCATTAATGATAAAATCATCACTATTGAGTGGGTAAACGATAATGGAGAATTTAGTTTATATGTTCATGATAAACAAATTTTTTATGTTGAATGGGCATTTAGTATTGGTGATGTATATATCGAAGGTATTTTTAATAACCTAAGTCAAATAATATATACTTGCCAAAACAGCAGCTTCGGAGGGCACCTATAATTAAAAAAAATCACACACTATACATATATTATTCGTCATCCAAACGGGAGATATTATGTTGGCAGGAAATCTACGAAATTTGACTCACACAAATGTAAGTACATAGGTTCTGGTGTGTGGGTCAAAGGCATTAAAGATAAGTTAATACTTACTAAAGAAATAATTGAAATCTGTAGTAGCTATGAGAAATTAGTAATCGCTGAACAAAAATTAATTGACAAATATTGGGATGATGAATATTGTATGAACTTAAATCATAGTAGCTTAGGTGCTGGTGTAGGAGAAAAAAACGTCAAATATGGTAAGACGCATAGTGAAGAGACTAAGAAAAAAATCTCAGAAGCCATTAGTAAATCACATAAAAATAGGATAATAAGTGATGACACTAGGCAAAAAATGTCTATTGCTAAAAAAGGGAAATCCCAAACCAAGGAGCATATTCAAAAAGTATCTATTGCAAATACAGGAAGTAAAAATCCTAGTGCTATATTAAACGAATTGATAGTTTTACAAATAAGAAAGGATATTTTACCTAGTTATACTAATAACCAACTGTCTACAAGATATGATGTATCTTATAACACCATTGTGGACATAAGAAAATATAGAACATGGAAAAACGTAAAATTATAGCAGCTTCGGTGGACATAAGTAAAATATGCGGATATATCGAAAAGTAGTTAAGACTCTACACCCAGACACATACAGAAAACATTATTGGTCTAATGATACTCATCTTGAACCTATAGGAGAAAACGATGTTGGTGTATATTACTTTAATAAACCTCCGCATAATGATCCATTTAATAATTGCGCTGATGATGAGTTAGATATAGGATTAGTATACTGCACCAGTGGTATAAAATCTCATACCGATTTTGAAGCTATGTCTTGGTTGTTGGTTCTACACAACGAATGTTATAAATTTGAATTCCAAAGGAATCTATATAACATATCATCAGGAGATTTGATCCATTTTAACTTGATGATGGAACATGGATTAGTTAAACATAAATCAGGAAGAAATTTATTTTTAGCGTTATCCTTAGATTATCCATACTATACTAGAACAAATGTTGATAAGGTAATAAATTTGATAACATCACATACTAAAATAAAACGTGCTAAATAATTATGTAATTAATAAGCAAACAAACATATGATTCCAGATGAAGAAGAAGATGTGAATTTTGAATACGAAGAAGATTATGATGATTGGGGCGAAGATGATGATGAAGATCAATAGTGCTAAATAAATATAATAGTAATTACTACGCTTCCATACATAGACCAAAGCGCACCAAGTAATTCGTTTAACCCAAAAAAAACAAAAATCCCTCTATCTTGATGACAGAGGGATTTTTGTATTGACTAATGATTTTGTTTAGTGGTATAATATAGACAGCAAATTGAATATAGATATTATGATTTGGAAATATATTGAAGGAACTAATGAGTACTATTCTGTTAGTGATACAGGATTGATTCGATCTAATTCTCGCATTATTACAGATAGTCTAGGACGCAAAACTGCATATCCTGAAAAGATATTAGAACTACAAATAAACGAGTTTGGTTATTCTAGTATAAAGTTATCTTCTGCATTTAGATCAAAAAGATTTCTCGTTCATCGATTAGTAGCACAAGCATTTATTCCTAATCCTGACAACAAACCAGAAGTGAATCATATCGACAGCAATACTGGTAATAGTAATGTTAGCAATCTTGAATGGGTCACTCATAAAGAAAATATGGAACACGCTTCTACACAAGGTCGAATGTGGACTGCTACCATTACCGAAAAACAACAAGAATTAATTAAAGAACACTCACTACAAAAAATAACTCAAAACGAGATAGCTAGATTATTGAACCTAGATCCCAAAACTGTTAATATCTATGCACAAAAATTTGGTGTAAATAATCCTAGAAATATTTCAGACGAGATAAAAAATAAAGTAAAACTTCTATACGAATCTGGCTGTTCTAGAAAATTTATATTAACTAATGTCGATATAAATAATTCTACTTTGTCTAAAATTTTTATAGAATTAGGATTGTGTGAAAATTTTGATAATAAAACTAAGAAGTTAATTAAAGAAATTCAATCACTATCATTAACAGGGATGACCCAAATTGATATATCTAGAAAATTAAAAATTTCTAAAAATACAGTGGGGAAATATATTAAAGTTAATATATAATAAAAAAGCTAGGGATTTACTCCTAGCTTTTGTCGATTAACTCAGGTTTATAATCTTAATACTAGTTAAGATTAAGAATGGTCAAGCGTCTATAGTAGTTATTGGAGTTAGCCAAAAGTCGCCCACTACCTTGAGTCTGTCCTTCAGCAAACGCATTCGCTGTAAGAGCATAACGTGTTTTGAAACCAATTTTGGGCATAAACGTCTCTGGATCAGTCGCACGAACCATTTGTAGTGCTACATATGGGCTATAGATTAACCCAGAATCCCAGCTACTAGCACCTTTGTAGCCTAATACTGCATATTGAGTATTGCTGATATTCGAGGAATAAGGATCGACATAAACTTTGATGCGTCCATTGAACAAACCAGCATAGGTGGATGTGGTGTCGTCTGGTACATCATTCACCGCCATTGCTGGTGAATAATCCAATTGTTTAGCTGCGTGTAATGCGGAAGCTACATCAGCAGAAACAATCATGAAATTGGCTTTGCCTCTACGAGTGAGTTGACCAACAGCGTTAGCTTCTCGTTCGATTTGGAAACATAGACCTTTGAAACGTTCTACATTCCAGCGACCGTTACTGTCTAGATCCAAGTCATATTGACCAGGAACAACAACGTTGTTTTGGGCACCAGGACGAGCGGTGACATAGATGGTACGAATTACTTCACGGTTGATTTCAGCAAGAATTTCGCTAGATAGAATATTAGCTAATTCGCTTTCGGCATCCAAACCATGTACTGCTTTAAGATCTTGTTGTAGTTCTAAAGAGTAGCTGGCTTTTAGCGCACGACCTTTAGCAGCAACTAAAATCTTTTCGATAGAGAATGATACTTCTCTGAATGCAGTACCAGCAGAATCACCAAGGGATTCCATTGCGGATGTACTCATACCACCAGAAGCCGTATAAGCACCAGCAGTACCACCAGCACCAGGATTCAATACACCAGGATTAGTTTCTAAATCTCCAGCAGCAGCTACATAAGCACCACCAGCAGCAGAGCGACCAGTATCAGCTTCGTTATAAAATAGTTCGTTGGTGTAGACGTTAGGAGATGCACCGTTACCGTCACGATCTGTACCAAAATGGCTACGTAGAGCGAAAATTAGACCGGATGGTGCAGTGAGTGGTTGTACACCACAAACATCATACGCCATCATTTTAGGCATAGCGCGACGAACCATACTAATCAGAACTGGATCGTAACCAGCAACAGGAGTAGCAGCAGCCGAACCAGTAAAACCACCATTACCTGCAACGTTGGTAGGTGCTTCAAACAGCATTTCTTTTTCGGAGCGATTATGACGTTCTTGGTTTTCTAAAAGAATTGCTGTACATTTACGACGATGAGGATCGCTAATTTTACCTTGACTCTCAGCATCCAATACTGGCTTCCATTTTTCAATTAACTGTTCTGCCGATGGCATATTATCTCCGTAAGACATATATTATTGTTTTAATTAAGATTTATTGTATATTATTATTTATCAAAAATTACAAGGCACTTACATATTTACTCATACTATCACTAATATTTGAGTAATCTCCAGAAACTTCTTCGTTCAAAATAGTATATTTCTTACTATTTGAAGGAAAAGCGGATTCTTTAATTATTTCTACTTTAGTTTTTAGTTGTTGTTCGGTTTCAAATTCCAATCCTTCTGATAAGAATTTTAGTTTTTCTTTTTGGTTTTTGCTGAGGTCATACCCAACATCATTAATAGTGTCTTCAATAATAGACTCATGCAATAGTTCATTTAATTGACTATTTATTTCGATTTGTTCATTTAGTTTGTATTCTAATTCTTCGATAGTTCCATTCATATTGGACAGAACATCATATCGTTCATCAGGGATATCTACATAATTTTCTTGGAATAGTGTTTTCATACCATTCATGAAATTTTCATAGATATTAACTTTGATACCAGATTCTACTGCAAGTTGATTTTCTGCTAACCAGATTTCAGAAATGTAATTTAATTTGGAATCAATAGCTTCAATCATTACTTCTGCCAATTCTGCAATTTCTTCTTCTAGTGCTGCATTGTAATGTTCTTCTAGATTTTCCAACATAGTATAAGTTTTTTCTTTTACCGCAGCTTCAAAGATAATAGTTAATTTTTCTTGGAAATCTGCGCTTAGATCGCTACCTTCAAATAATGTTTTGATAGAATCTGTAATAGTGATGGATTCATCAATATCACATTTCATGGAACTATTCATTGGACTACATCCAGGTAGTGCTGTGCTTTGCGGTGCTTGTTCAACGCCAACCATAGGATCGCCCATATCTGCGTTAGCAGTAACAATATTTTTTATCTTTTTTACACCTTCTATATATTTTCTGGCTGTGTTTGGTTCTTGGGTGGCAATAGGTCTAGATACTGACAAATTTTCTTCAGCACCCATGTTCTGTTCCATAGGATCACCCGCAACTGCGTCTTTCGTTACTTGATTCTTACGTGGCATATATTTATGTTGTATTATATATATTATTATTTATATTTATTAATTCTTCCTTTTATTTTTTCTATTGGTTCAGTACCAACATATACTGGTTTTTGTTTAGGCATTTCGCTACCGTCTACAATTCTTGGTTCTTCTATATTTTTGAAAAATCTACTAATGTGGGTTCTTACATTGTCTGGTGTCAAATATTCTGATTTTCTTGGTGTTAGTGGTAAATTTGCCACCATTCTATCCTTTGTTACTTTGTGTATAGAATTTAATGTTCTATCCAACATTCTTGGTGTCGATTGTGTATTTAATACATTACTAGCATAAGTTGTATTATATTTTCTAGCAGTAGCATTTTTGTCGTGATTATCGTTAACATTATTTCCAAATTCGTGTGCGGTGACGTTATAACCAAGTTTTCTTAATTTTTTGGCATGAGTGGCGTGTTTACCCGAACCAAAATCCAATAGTGTTTCATTTGGGTTTATGTTTGTTTTTATATATCTTGGAACAACGGCGCGGTCGCCAATTGCTCCAGATTTTCTGCTGGTATCATTTGCTATTTCTACTGCTTTTTGTTCTGATTTGGGTATGTATTTTGTTCTTATATCATTATTAACTTTTAATATTTTAGATTCTAATATTATCAAAAACTATTTAAAATTTAACATGTCCTTTATTTTAATTATGTTACCAATCATCACTGAAGCAACTCATCACCAATATCAGATCTTTTTTTATTTACACGATTTTGTGCTGATGATAACAAATCTGATCTATTTTTACTCACTAAATCTGATTTTGTATAAACTCCACGGTTTTTTCTTTTAATATTTGATTGATTTATTCTTGCTTTTAATTCTAATGTTCGCAATTCTTGATCTTCTTTGCTTTTAATATGATTTTGTACTTTATCTAATTGGTCTTTTATATCATCTTGGTGGGTTGGTTGTAAATATTTTTGCCCACGTTTTGATTCTTCTGGATGATCATCTGGATGTTGTTGAACAATACCATATTGTTCCCCTTGATGATTTACATCACCAAAACCACCTACTTTTTTATATAATCCAGCACGTTTATTTCCATAAACTTTATTTCCATAATCATCATTACCAGATGATTTGGAGTCTTGTGCTGGATTATTTCTTACAATATCTCCCACTCTAGTTCCATTTTTTATAAAATGATGATGTAAATGTAATGCATCATGTAATGACGACATTTCATCTCTTCTATCTTCTACACGTCCGGTTTTTGGTTTGTTTGCAACCCAAGATACAGAATGTAGATCTCGGTCATCATCAATTTTACCAATATGCTTTTTTTTATATGTTGTTAATTTTGTAGAATGTCCGGTTTCCGTATCTTCTATTGGTGAAGATGGTTCTTTGGATAATGCCTCATTTAATAAATAATATTCTTGGATCTCTTCGTATAAATCTCGCATATTTAATTAGATATAGATTTTAGTATTTTGCTAAACGCTTTCAATTTTGCTTCTTCTAATTGGGATTTAGTTTTCGCACTACGAACACTGGATTTAATTTCATAAATTAATCCAGAATTGTCAATATTATATTCCGCACTTTCCATAATTGAATTTACATAACAGTGTTGTCCTGATGGATCGAAAACCACATCTGCTGCTGTAGATAAACGATAATCTTCTGCTACATATTTTTTGCCGTTTCGCTCTTGTAATGTACCTAATCCTTTGCTGGATACACCAAATTTAACCCCACCTTCCATTAGTGCTTTCACGATTTGCCCATTTGGTGTATCCAAAACCAACGCTTTTCCAACGAAATTGTTTCCGTCTTCTTTCAGTGATACGATTTTATGAGAGATCAACTTTGGATCTGTTGATACATTTAAGCTATGGCTTAATTCTCCCACTGCACGATTTGTATCAATGGCTTCTTTAATATATCGCTCTACTTCTTTTTGTAAAATAGCTTTTGGATAAATCCGACCATTTTTGTTTTCTAATTCAGATTGAAGAAAAACACCTTCAATAAAATATTTTTTCTTTCCATTAACATCTTCTGTTAAGTATTCAATTTGCTCTGCATCTTCTACTAATAATTTCATGTGTGGTTTACTCTGCGTTGTTGTTTACTTGAGCAAAAATGCTTTGACCAATATCTTCTTTGACTGCTTCTAAAATTAAATTAGTTTTTTCGTATAATGCATTTTTAATACATTCAGTTACCAAGATATTGTCACCATTGATAATTGAATCGAAAATTTCTTCTGCTAATGACATATTTTTAAAAATTGTATTTATATAATTATTTATGTTATTTTTCTTTTGGTGTTTGTTGTGCTACCTGCGCCAATTGTTCTGGATCTGGCAGTATTCCTAAACTTCGCTCTGCATTAATTCTGATATCTTGTTCTTCTATCTCAGCATCACTCATTCGTAATATATTTTTTTGAATATATTGCTTGCTGAAGTAATTGCCAATATATGGTTCTGCTTGTGCTAAGATATTCAATTTATCTACCTGGAGTTCGTTTTGTGAAAGTTCTGCGTAATGATTATCGAATATAAAATCAATTTGTATGTCCGATTCTATGGATTCCCATTCTTCTAATTTTAATACTTGTTTTAGTATCAATTGCGTCTTCAATGTATCCAAGAATAATTGACTAAATTGTTTTCTTAATCTTCCTACAAACTTTGCGAATTTGATCTCATCTCGCGAGATCTCACTACCACGTCCTATGTTGAAACTCCCACCACCACCATCTTCTTGCCTGGAAGATGGGACATTCAGGGCGTGTTGTGCTTTTTTGAGAAAGAATTTTAGATTTTCCCCCAATTCACCTAAACTCTGACCTGCTGGTAATGTGGTGATTTCTGTACCCTTACTTTCACTACGTCGAGGCATGAAGAAATCTTCGAGCATGGTGGTCATGTGTCGCTTATCGGCTACTTCTCCTGTAGCAGCATTGTATTGTACTTTGTTTTTATACCGAGACATCACTTCCTTTACATATTGTTCGGCTTTTACTTTTGGTAAATTTCCTACATCTATATAAAATATTCTTTTTTCTGTTGCTCTGGTTAATGCATAGATGACTATCGAATCTTCCAACATTCTCAATTGGTTTACTGCTTTGACGGCTTTATTCAAATATGATACATTTATCTTTTTAGCATAATCTACAATCCCACTAGGTACATATGCAACTGAATCTTTGGTAAATTTTACTGCTTTGCCAACATGAGGATTTATGTTTTGCTGATTATTAGTATTGTTGTTATTTTGTATGTAGATATAGTATTCTAAATGATCATCATTAACAAATTTTTTATCATTATCGCTTAATGTGTATTCGGGTTTTAACTTTTGTTTTACTGGCTTGATGTTTATTGGATCTATATTTCTTAATTCTGTTATACCAGCTTTTAAATTCTTGTCATCCACAACTTTGTGATAATATAGCTGCCCATCTATATACCACTTTCTGATAATACTATGACAATTTTTCTCAAAATTTAATAGTCTGCATATGTACTTAAATTCTTGTCGAATTATGCCTTTTATATTGTCTGGTATGTCTGATTTTGACAAATCTATCTTTATTGGCATTTCTGTTAGATCACTCGCAATCATTTCGTTTACTACATCATCTATAGATGCATCTACTAATGGATCTAATGCCAATTGTCGGTATTTGTTTATTAAATCTGATATAGATTTGAAATTTAACTCTAAATCTAATCCAGTACTGTTAAATCCCCCACCACCTATAGTGGTTACTCCATCCTCTGTATTTTTTGGTACTGGAGAACTAGCAGTTTTTTTCTTTGATAGTCGGTTTAAATTATATCCAAATAAATTATTTCTGGTTTCCATTAACATCTATACATTATTATACTAATATTTAGTGTTGACTTTGCTTTATATTCGTGTTATAATGTTTAAAAATGAGTTTTTAAAACTTAAATATTAGTGAAAATTAAAAACAATTTACTAGTTCTTGGTGACATACATGCAGAACTATCAGTTATCTACAACCATATAGATAGATTTGAATTACAACATTGCAGCATTATTCAGGTGGGCGATTTTGGCTACGCCTTCACTAATGATCAATTACAAGAATTGAATAAATTCCTGAAATCAAAAAATATAACCTTGTATATCAATCGCGGGAATCATGACAACTATTACAACCATTTCAACCATTTCTCTAAATTAAATACATCAGAATATAAAAAAAATCTATCTCATATCCACTTTTTATGCGATTTTCATACTATCATTTATAACGACAAAAGAATTCTTACTATTGGTGGTGCTACTTCTATTGATAGAGTGGATAGAATATCTGATGTGTCTTGGTGGGAACGGGAAAAAATCAATTACAACAAAATTCAATTTGATACCAAACCAGATACATTTCGTCGATATATGTTTGATGAATATACTAAAAATATTGATATCGTGATCAGTCATACCGCACCAGGATTATTACATCCATATCTTAAACTAAAATCTCTTCAGTCTAGGTACGAAAAAGATCCAACTCTAGAACAAGACCTAATTGATGAATCTCAATTTCTGAACAAATTAGTTGACATCATCGAACCCAAACAGTGGTATTGTGGACATTTCCACCAATCCGTTACTACTGACATCGACAAGACTAAATTTTGTGTTTTGAATATTAATGAGTTAAAAGCTATTGTATACTAATGTCTCTCCAGATGCCTCTAGAATGCCCTACAACGCACGATAACTACGAAAACGAATATTAGTGAGGTATTATAAGAAAATGATTAATAAAGACTTCTTTCGTAGACGAACTATCCTTATTAATAAACTTAATAATGGTAAGATTACTAAAGATGAATTATTAGAACTAGCGCATAGTTCTGATCTCATTAAAGAATATACTTGGGAAATCAAAAATTCTCGGCGAACTGTGAACGGCATTACTAAAGTATTTCGAGGTTAGTATGAAACAAATTCACTACGTCTATATCACCACTCATAATATCACAGGAGAATATTATGTTGGTAAACGAACCACATCAAAAAATTCAATAGAACAAGATGGTTTTTATTATGGATCTGGTAAATGGGTAACAGATATTAAAAATAAATCTATACTATCCAAAACAATATTTGGTGTATATGATACTTTTCAAGAAGCTAGTGATGTAGAATACAATTTAATAGCAGAACATATAGAAAATCTATTGTGTATGAATATGCGTGTCTGTAGTAGTCCTAGTTCTTTTGGACAATATGGTAGAATACATACTGATGAAACTAAAGAAAAAATGTCAGCAGCACATACTGGCGATAAGCACTATATGTATGGCAAAACACATTCAGAAGAACATAAACAAAAATTGTCGGAAATCCATATGGGTAAAACTCATTCAGAAAAAACTAGAGCGAAAATGTCTAAATCTCGTACAGGAGAAAAGAATATGCAAGCTAAACTGACAGCAATAGAAGCAAAAGAAATTAAAATAATGCTACGCGATAATGTACCACAAAGAACAATTGCAGAAAAGTTCAATATATCAATCTCTGCTGTTAGTTTGATCAAAGTGGGTAAGAATTGGTCGCATGTAATTATATAATACAAAAAACCGCTACTAACAATAGTAGCGGTTTTAGCTTGTGGTATAGGTTCTAGCCTACTGTTCCTGGTGTGGTGGGAAGCGACTCATAATATTGGTACTGAAATACTACACTATATTGCGATATCTGATTATTTGCATCAAAGGCTAGATCGATGGCACTGATGCTGGATACCCAAGCACCGTACAATTTATATCGTCTAAGGATCTTATCAGCAGCAATACCACCAATATTGGGATTAGCGGGAGTGCGTTCTGGAGCAATCGCATCGCGAGATAATAAATTTAATGTGATGTCTTGAAGATAGCTGATAGTACTAGCACCATTAGTATCATATCCTAATTCAGATACGTTTTCTGTTAGTGCGTTGATACCTCTACTCCATGCCTCAAAACCTTTACGCAATCTAAATTCACCATCATTAATTACCACACAACTAAATGGTTCAAATGAACGATCTCCAGCTACTTTTAGTTCACGTCCTCTGTATGGTACTGGGATTACCCCAATATCGCTACTAGGAATTTGTGCTGATTTGACCAAGAATTGCGCAGCTTCGTTTAATATAGGAGATGTCGCTGGTTGATCTCCATTGTTTCCTGATAATCCACTTAATGATGTAGGAAAGCTTAAATCTACTCTAAAGAGATTGTTCCTAAAGCCTGAGCCTTTAAGCGCAGTACGGAAGTCCATGATGTTCTTAGCGATATTTGTAACCCTCTTTTATAATAAATTATATTGTATATTAATATTTAGTAATTTTTGGTTGACTTATTAATACAGATGTGTTATCATATTAGTGTGTAAAAATAAATAATTAACATGACTAATCGAACAGACATATCATTCATAACTGAAAAAGTATTGACAGAATGTTTAATAAAACACAATTGGAATCAGAGGCTTACTGCAAAAGAATTGGGAGTTGGTGAAGCAACAATTAGCAGATTGATATATAAATATGGATTAAAGGAAACATCAAATAAAAATATCATCTCATCTATAACTAAAGAACGATTGTTAGAGTGTGTACTTTCTCATAATAGAAGTAAGAAAAAGGCTGGTCTTGAACTGGGTATATCAGCAAGTACAGTTGATAGGCTAATTGAAACATATGGCATAAAAGAATTAACAAAAAGAGTATATAGTTCTGGTATATCCAAAGAACAGTTAAAAGAAAGTTTGATTGCAAATAATGGTGTTCAATCAGATGTGGCTAAAGAATTGAATACATCTGATGCAACTATTGTTAGATTGATTGAACAATATGGATTAAGAGATTTTTCAAAATCTGGAGTACGAGAACGTGTTACTAATTGTTTGTGTTGCGGTGCTTTACTAACAGAACAAAAAATGAAATATTGTTCTAAAAAATGTACGATGAAGCATCACGAACAAATTGATAAAATACCAATGTTTCAGGCATATCAAGAAATACTGAGTAAACTGAAACCATCAACAGATATTTTTGAATTTTGTAAGACAGACAATAATATTAATTTGGGCGAGTTTACTTGGTGTTTTGATAATTATGGTTACGTGTTTACTAGGTATAAGTATAATACTATAAAACTACACAGATTAATTTGGATGTATTTTAATGGTGCTATTTCTGAAAATTTAGTAATCGACCATAAAAATCATAATGTTGGTGATAATCGCTTAGAAAATTTAAGGCTAGCTACACATTCAGAAAATTCGTCAAATCAACAATTACAAGCACCAAAATCTTCTCGATACAAAGGTGTGTATGTTGAAAAAAGTACTGGAAAATATATAGCAGCAATAATTTCAGAAAAAGTAAAGTATCATTTAGGAAGATTTGTAAATGAAATAGATGCAGCAAAAGCTTATGACGATGCTGCAAGAATCCATCATAAGCAATTCGCACACTTAAACTTTCTAGATATCTAACAAAAACACTCTAGCAATAGAGTGTTTAAAATTATTCTGGTTTGTATAGTTGTGCTATACAAACCAGAATTAAATCAAATTTAATTTACTGTAAAGGAAGCACCAGTAGCAGTAGTGATGAAGTTAAGAACAATAAAATTGATAGAACGAGATGGTTTGATATAGATATCTGCTGTAAATTTATTAGCATCAATATCTTGTGGAGAATTATTAGTGCTATCACAAACAACCTTATACTCATACACACCACGATTAGCTTGAATATTTTGTAGATAAGGAGTGACTGTATCTACAAAATTCTTTCTGCTAGTATCATCATTGATTTCAAAAAGTTGATTCTCTGCATACCGAGAAATTACTTTTTGTAGTTCGATCATTAGACCACGTACACCAATCCGATCAAAAGCAGAAGGTGAGGACAACGCAGTTTTGTCGCCATTTAAAATTACACCTTTACCTGGGAAGCTGATAATTGGGTTGATTCGTTTGGTATAGAGTCGATCTCGTTCGGTTTGTTTAGCAGAGTAGGCTAATTTGATTGCATTTTTTAATACACCATGTACACTACCTGCGGGAGACTGCCAAGGATTTAGGGTAGTTAGAGTTAGTCCAGCCACATCAGCAGAACATGGAATGTATCGATAGGTATTGTTGTACTTATCGAATATATATTTGTAATTATCACACAAGATTAGGAAAGAAGACGATGGTAATGTATCGAAGAAATCTATGATGTTGTTAACTTTTACGGTACTGGTACTGTTGTTTACTACATCAGAATATTTTGGTGCTGTGGCAACTCTACAATCGCGTCTGTTTTCACAGATAGCGGTTAATTTGTTTACTCGTTGGGCAGTAATTTTACCAGGGATTAAGAAATCCACGTCACCAAACGTTTCCGCATCGGCTACTAAATCATATGCGGAATCTACAGCAGAATCAATAACTGATACAGTAGTCCAATTATAAGATGTACCACCAGCTAATGTGAGTTTTATAGAACAACCACCACTAGTAGTTTTTAGTACTTTAAATAATTTATTTTGAATTGGATCTCCAATATCACCAGCTACATAACCGCCTAATGTTGGTATATCTAGTGTGATAGTATTACTAAGATTAAATTTGTTGGTACCAGGGAATATATACTTAGATTTGTTCAATATTTGACGCAACCAGTAAGTGTCAGAACCTTCTGAAGATAATCCATCACTAGCTTTACTCAAATACGTGTAAGTTTCTAGTATAGCACCAACATTTCCAGATATTTTTCCTAAAGTATCAATTACAACAGCGTGAAATTCATCAAACAATGCACCACGTTCTTTTGCTTGTTGAGAAGTTCCTGGTTGTGGGGCGATTGCTGTCCAAGGAATATTTGGTGCGATATATTGAGTACTGTAGTAATCAGTGGTGGCTGTGATTGTACCAATTACTGTTGTATTATCGCTTGCTAATAAGGTGTCGCCAACTTTAAATTTTTTCTTAGAATCTGCTAATATTACGGTAAAATCAGTAGCAAAAGATACGCTATTGTAAATCCAGCCATAATTACTTCCAGAAAAAACAATATCAGCCGCCGCTAATGGTGCGCCAAGATACCCCCCACTAACTGGAGTGACAGTTAAAATTTGATCAGCACCATGATCTACTATTGCAACAGACAATCCATTATATAAGTCTGTTGGTGATTGTGCAGCAAATATGTAATTATTTGTTCCCAATTCATAATCTTTTCTACCTGATAACTGCAAGCCACTAGTAAAACCTGGGGTACTAGTATCCACGTTAGCAGTAGCTAGTGATACGGTAGTGTCGTTAGGTCTGATTACTCCAACAGTCACACCATATTGGATTAGTGTTAGTGCCGAATACCATTCTTGATAATTATTGTTAGTTGGTTTGCCAAACTGACTGATTAAATCAGCTTCGGTTTCTACATAAATTACTTCATTTGTATAACCAATTTCACTAGGGATTGCTACAATTGCTACATTTTTATTTGCTAATGATATAGTTTGCGATTTATCTATTTCATTAATAGATACGCCAGGACTTGAAAAATTATTTGCCATATTTAATATAAATAATATCTATATTAATATTTATATAATTATTTCTGTGTATTATGGTAAAATTAGTGGTTGGGATGACTTTATATAATAGAGAAAAATATGTGTCTCTTGCAATTGAGAGTGTATTGAGTCAAAGCTATCAAGATTTTAAATTAATCATTTATGATGATTATTCTACTGATAACTCATTAACTATCGCTAAAGCTTATGCCGACAAAGATGATAGAATTACAATTATCGCTGGAGAAACAAATTTAGGACATACTGCTGCTTTATGTAATATATTTGAACACGTTGATTCTGAATATATATGTTGGGTCGATTCTGATGATATATTGATGCCCAATGCGCTTCAAATAATGGTCACTAAAGCAGATCAACATCCAGATTATGGTTTATTCTATTCTCAACATATTAATATAAATCAAGATGGTGTGGGAAAAGATATTGGTTATAGATGTCGTATTAAATATGATAAAGATGCATTATTAATAAATTTTTTGTGTCATCATTTTAGATTTATTCGCAAATCTGTTTATGATCAAATAGGTGGTTTAAATCGTGAGTTTTTGCATGGAGAAGATTATGATTTGGTACTGAGATTATCAGAAGTCACTAAAGTGTATCAACTACATATACCGCTATACAAATATAGATCTCATGGTGATACTTTGTCTACAAAAAGTCATGCTGGACAAGTAAAGTATGCTAAATTGGCAGTAGAAGCAGCCATAGGACGTAGAGGATTGGCTGATGGTCACTATCTACATATTAACGATACTCATGGGTTCCAAATAAAAAGAACATCAGATGATACTGTGTTGTACCCAATTAAATTCGACTAAAGCGGGTTGTATACTTTTGATAAATTTGTGATGATGAATTCTAAATTCTCCATAACTAATTCTGGTGGTATATTAAAATACTCACCTTTTTTTCTGCGACTACCAAATTTTGAGTGTAAAGATTTTTCAATTAATTTTGCTCGTTCATACAGTTCCGTGTGATGATATAACACTAATTCCACTCCACTCGCACAAGAAAGCTGCGATAGTCGTCTTTTTATATTATCCGTTATCCCGATTTTTGTGTAATTTGTGCTGGGATTTACGATGATATAAACGTGCTTTTTGCTCATTAGTGTAATTAGATATATCACTATTTAACGATCTAGAAAAATTCTAATAATCCACCAGCGGAATAACCATATTCATATAATTCATCTTCTACCTGATCGCTTGTTGACCATAATATGCCATCTTCGCAGGTAAATGTTTCGTCTTGGTTTTCTACCCCATTTATTAATAACACACCAAACAATTCCATTTCTTCTTGGATCTCTTGTCGATGTACTTCCGTAATACTTTTTGTAGTGTCTAAATCAGTCAATTCTTTGAAGTATGGTTGTGACACACACCAACTAAACACTACTAAACAAGCAATCAGATCATCATTATTCCCATCATCTGCTGCATAAGTGTCATTTTTTGCTACATAAGTGCCCAATTCAGTGACGATACCAAAATCATTAACTATTAATTGGTCATCTTCTATTAGCGATTTTAAATTGCTACAGCCTACTCTTTTGGTATTTTTGGTTATTTGTAGTCCTAATTTACATTTTCCTGAGAAGCCTTGTCCGAGTACCAAACCTGATCGACCCACTACTGCACACATCAATAGATTCGTATACTCAAGGTCGTAGAACAATATATCTGCAACCTGAGATCCCATAGCATTCAGTTCCACCAATACAAATGCATTATTATATTCTTTGCCTAGCTTTGCTATTACATTAGGGAAGATAATTGGTGCTATTAAATTATTTTTATAAGTGGCTACTACCTTATATGGGATTTCTGTAATATCTATTACCACTACAGTAGAAAAATCTCGCTCTACGCCTTCTGCTGTGTCCACTGTTGCCATATATCGTCTCTTTGGATCTGGCTTTTCATAAATTTTTAAATATTCGTTGGTTTCAATAGGTTCGATATATGGAATGTTGGTTAATTTTTCGGTTTTGATTAAAGTTGAAGACGATCCAAGAAAACTACAGTTATTAGATAAAATATCGTTGCTGTAGTATCTATGATTTATCCCAGCATTTACGATATCGTATAATTCAATTTTTTTCCTAATTGTTTTGCGGCGTTTTAAGAAAGTATTTTCTTGCTTACCAACCACTTCAGTATTTTTATTAAGATCTTTGGCTATTACAATCCCTTCCGTAGTGTTGATGGGATGGTTCAATGAGCAAATTAATTCTTTACCATTCTCAAATGTCAGATGAATATATTTTTTACGGTATATTTTCTGGATTCCAAAAAAAGGTTCGTATCCAAAATCCGTCTCTATTCTTAAATCAGTATTCTTGTAAAAAGTTGGTAGTAGTGTTAACATTAAAAATATTGATATTACACCAATATTTAGATTATTGTGGTATAATGGAATATACATTTTATTTGTTGCATAATGATCCACTACAACGACATCACCAATACATATTCTTTCAATCTTCCTAATCATAATATTACTAAAACTGGTAGTGGTGGTAATACTAAAAAGGTATACAATCAATCAATCATTTGTAGGAAATAAACTACACGTACTAAACATCATCACTGGTGATCTCTACACCACCACTATTGATCTCTCTTCTGCACCATCACTAAAACAATATAATTTTTGTGTGGATAATACTGGTAGATTTTGTACAAGAACAAATAGAAAAACTACATACATATACGAACTAATATGCAATCTCAAAACTAATAAGAATTGGGTCATTAATCATATAGATGGTGATTGTTCAAACAACCAAAAAGCAAATCTAGAATTAGTAACTAATTGGTTCAATATAGCATTAATGAAAACTACTAATTCTTTGCCATTAGGTATAAAACATAATGGTAATGGTTTTAGAACAGCTATTAAGCTACCAATTACAAGACAACAGATAAATTTTTGCTCACTTTCAATAGATTATCTACAAAATATGCATTATCAATTTGTCACTAAATCCAAATTGGTATCTCCAGCACGATATTTGGAATCCACACCAAATTGGTTGCCTGACAACAGCATAATCTTTACACCAGCACATCAAGAAAAGCTAGATATGTTGATAGTAGAGCATCTAACAAATCAAGCAAAGTGGGATAAACCAGAATCAATATACTAATATCTCTAAAATGCCTCTAAAATGCCTCTAAAATGCCTCTAAAATGCCTCTAAAATGCCCTACAACAGCTAATAACTACAAAAACGTATACAACTATCAAATTTAATAAATCATTAGCCACAGGGCATTCTCGCACTACTACAAATATAATGATAGATTGGATAGATAAATATTGATATAATAATATTTATTAAAATGGCAACTTTTACAAAAGAAAAACGAATTGATGATTATCAGGTGCTTACCAATGATGGCTATAAAGATTTTAAAGGTGTGGGCAAAACTATCCCATATATAGTATGGGAATTATACACCACTAAATATCAATTATCTTGTGCGGACAATCATATATTGTTGCAAGCACTATTAGACGAAAATGATGAATTGATCTACGTGGAAAAGTTTGTATATGAACTATTGGTCGGTGATATTATTGTAGTATTAGATGATGATAACAATCTCACTACCGATATGATCATGGTATTGTATGAAACCGACAATACTGAAATTATGTATGACCTTATCGATGTAGATGATTCTTTATATATAACAAATAATATAGTATCTCACAACAGTACCACTACAATTTGTTATGCTCTATGGGTGATATTATTCAAAAACCACCAAAACTTAGCTATTCTGGCGAACAAACGAGAATTGGCGATGGAATTATTAGGTAGGTTGCAATTAGCATATGAAAATCTACCATTATGGCTACAACAAGGCGTAGTCGAATGGAACAAATCTCATATAGAATTAGAAAATGGTTCCCAAATATCAGCATTTTCTACTAGTGCTACATCAGTACGTGGTAACACATATAATATTGTATTCTGTGATGAATTTGCCTTTGTCCCTAACGGTATCCAAGAAGAATTTATGACATCCGTATATCCTACAATTTCTTCTTCTAAAGATTCTAAATTAATTATTACTTCTTGTGTTACTAAAGATACGTTCATCCTCACCAATAAAGGATATACAAAACTAGAATTTCTTATAAAAGATGAACTAGATAAAAAATCTTACTATGTGGATGAGTACAAATCACTTGGTATGAATGGATACAATACAGGTAATATCATTCATAACAATGGTAAAGCTGATATTAGAAAAATATATACCAAAATTAATCAAACTAATTGCTCATTAACACACAAATTTTATGCTTGTAAAAACGGTGTGTATGGTTGGTTCACATCACAACAATTAGAAGTTGGTGATTTTATCGCACTCCGCTATAATACTCAAGTATTTGGTGATCAAGATAACATCGATTCTAATTTATTTGATAAAGTTACTCCAGAATTAGCCTATTTTGTTGGTATATTTGTTGGTTCTGGCTACATTACTGATGATAGATTCATCACATTAGCTTTGCGCGATACCAATACTAATATCTTTATTGATGATCGTTATGATGATGCTATCAAAGGTATTGGGTTGGATTATGAATTTGATGGGAAACACTACATCATCGACAATTCTGAATTGGCTGCTATATTAAAATCTTTTAAACACAAGAATCCTGATAAGTATGCTAATTATGGTAGTGGTTTTACTGAACTACCTATGCGATGGTCTAAACCTAATATAGTATCTTTGTTACAAGGTATATTCGATAGTATGGCTTTATATAATTATCAGCAAGATCCATCTGTTCGCGGTGATATTTATATTAATAGTAATAATGAAGATCTGTTGGAACAAGTACATATGTTGTTGCTAAATCTTGGCGTGATTAATGCTCTTAAAACAGGTATTTGGGAACAGCACCGTTATTATTGGCATACTAAAAGAAAAATGCGATATTCGCCCAAGAGTACTATCAAAATATCCAATTGTTACACACCAGATTTCTTTGCAACTGTTGGTTTCAAACATCCACATAAAGTGGAGTGGAGTAAATATCAGATTAATATTCGTAAGTTTAGAAAAAATATAGATAGTATCCCTTATCTTATTGATTTTATTCGTCCACATCTCACTAAAGCACAATTATCAAAATTTGTTCGACAATCTCGCATCGTTGAACAACCTCATATATATCACCATATGTCTCGCGAGAATGCTCTTAAACGATGTGATATGTTGTTGGATTATAATGTACCACAGATTACCGATTTCGTTGCACTTCATGTGCGTCCTGATATCACTTGGACTAAAATTTATAAAATTGTGGATGGCAATCAAGATTATGTTTACGATCTATCGCTGCCACATATCCCTGATGATCCCTTCTGCCACTCTGTCCTCTATAACGGCAATGTAGGGCACAACACGCCGAAAGGACTCAACCTATACTACAAGCTATACATTGAAGCACAAAGAGGTAAAAATCAATATGTACCTGTAGAGATTACGTGGGATATGATCCCAGGACGAGATGCTAAATTTAAACGCGACACGATAGCTAATACCAGCGCGAGACAATTTGAACAAGAATTTGAGTCACTTTCATCTTGTAGTGTAGTAAAAATACAAGACTTAGAAGGAAATGATAGAACCGTTACGCTGGGGGGGTTGTATAGATTATTAGAAGAACAAAATGTATTAGAGAATGGTGTAGTTGATGTTGTGGCTGAAGATATGCCTTAGATTAGTGTTGACCCAGTATCAAACCTGTGATATGATATAAAAGTATCAAACAATAATATTATAAAGTAAAACAGTTTTTTAAATAAAATATTATGAGTAGCAATATTTGTGATTGTCCCAAGTGTGGTGCTAGATATAGTGTATCATATGTAATATATGGCAGTGCAAGTTGTGATGAGAGACGGTGTGATTGGACTGACGCACAAAGATGTAATTTCCCCAAAGAAATAAAATTATCCAAGGAAGAAAGAATTAGTAGTTTGTTAGACCAAATCGAAAAAATTAGGAGAGAATAGTATGGGATATGTTTGGATCGAGGATAATAACATGGTCAATCATGTTTGGGTATTAACTAGAGCGATCAACCAATATGATCAAGACGGAGATTATTTTGTTGCAGCTTTTGGTAATTACCCGACCAAAGAAGATTTAATTAAAGTAACAAAATGTAGCGAAGAATATATACAACACATTTTAGAAAAAGGTGGTAGAAAACACAAAGAAAACGAATGGTATTACCTAACTAAAATCAGATATGTTCAATTGTATGACTAACGATTGACACCACACACACATTATGCTATACTAATTATAGTTTATAAAAAGACAAATGGGTATTTTATCGAGCATAAGTGATGATTATGAACAACAACTATGGATACAAGCTACCAAGATCAGATACTTAGAAGGGATATTAAACAATCTAAATGTAGCAATCGCTCATAATTATCCTCAAAAGCTAGAATATGTGTGGGTTGGTGAGGATGAACCAATTGTTAGTGATGTTGGTGCATACCGCGACGAGTTTTATTCAGCGTTGTTAGGAGATGATTATGATGTAGATCGCCTGTATTATAAATTAGATAAAACCAAATTTAGTACATCTCTGTATATGAATTATAACCTAGTCGAGCATACACTAACACTACATAAATATAACACACCACCAAAGAGTATTATAGTAGTGCGAGAAAAGCAAGCTAATGGATCATCTTACACAATTGTTGGATGATCACAAGAGAACAAATTATTAAGTTGGCTAAAACGAGTAATTCCAGAACCGACATGGCGAATCAGCTAGAAATTTCGGTTCTGGAAATTTGTGAGTATATCAATAAATTTGTTATCAAGAATTCTGAATTGAGATATATGCCTAGATCACAGATCGAGAGATTAAAAATAAATGCAAGTCAATAACTGTGCTAATTGTCCTAATTGTGGCAGCAGAGATAGTATAATAATTGGTAGTTGGAATTATTTCTTTTGTAATAAAAAAGGATGTGAATGGAACAGCAATCACGGATGGAAGCCGAATATACAGCGACGACGCACCAAAAAATAAGTGATTGACACTATATTGGTATGATGGTATAATTTAATAGTAGTAAAGAATCGAACAAATGGCTAACGCAGTAAAAACATCAGCAACATATCAATCCATCACTAAATCCGGTGCTACCAAATACTGGGTATTATCAATTTCCGAAAATAATGGGTTTTATGCTCTGTATACTGAAACCTGGACTACTAAGATTAATGGTGAACATTCTGTGCATAAAATATCAGGTTTGACCACAGTAAAACCCAAAAACTTAGGAAAATCTAATGAAACTACTGGATTAGAGCAAGCAGAACTAGAATTTATTGCACAAATCCAGAAAAAACTTGATGCTGGTTATCATTTAGAAGGTGAAGTTAGCAAAACCTACACCCTACCACAATTAGCAAAAACATTAGATATTATTAAATTTGATAATTATCCTGTAGTATTGCAAGCAAAATTAGACGGCTGTCGCGCAGTACTGACTAACACTAATTTTTATAGCCGTAAAGGTAAAGATTTTATTCCTGAGTTATTTGATAAGTTTCATTTTAAATTGCCAGATGGAGTGATGATAGATGGGGAATTAATTCTTCCAATAAATTATACATTTCAAGAAACCATTTCTGCTGTTAAAAAGAATGGGGAATTAACATCAAAATTAGTGTATTATGTTTATGATTTGTTTGATCATAATCATCCTGATATGCTGTTTAAAGAACGATATTCTGTATTACATAGTTTAGCTAACCATAATAGTTCACTAGTACTAGTAGCAAACTATATTGTGAATAATTCGGACGAATTGATTGATGTACATAATTGTTTTGTTAGTGATGGATATGAAGGTAGTATCATTCGCAACAACGCTCCATACACACCAAATCATCGTTCATCTGATTTGTTAAAATATAAAAACTTTATTGATGATGAATTTTTAATTATTGATGTAGTTGCTGGTAATGGTGTGTATTATGATTGTGGTATCTTTGTGTGTCGGTTGTTCAATAATGATGAATTTAGCGTCATGATGTCTGACTCTATCAAAGTCAAGCAAGAAATCTTAGCAAATAAAGATAAATATATTGGTAAAATGTTGAAAGTGAAATTTCAAGAATATACTAACTCCGGCATCCCTAGATTTCCTGTTGGGATCTGTGTTCGTGATGCTGAGATCGAAGGATAAAATAATCTGGGTGCGTCTACTACATTAATTACTTAAAAAAACTAAACATGAAAGACCAAATTGAGAAGATCATCGAATTTACCAAAGCTAATGAACTTCAGCCAGATAGCCTATTGACTTTAACGCTCAGATTTGCTAGTTTGGAACTAGCGAGAGAACTGGAGAAAAGGACAAAAAAGAAACTCAAAAACATTACCGATGAGGACGTGTTTCGAGATTATTTGGTTAATATAAAAAAATGACTAAAATTAGAGAGGTACAGATTAAATATAATCTACCACCATACAGCGGTTGTATACTAGTATATCCAAAACTTGCAGAATCTGTATTAGAGTTGGCAACAATCCAACTCCGCAACAAGCTAAAATTCCAATTACCACTCGGTTACAATCATTTTGAAATAATAAGAGACGGTTACATCGATGTTGATACATATATATTCACTAAACACAAGAAAGATAAAGAAGTTAAACAAATCAAAAAAGATTTGCTAAAACAACGTGCAAAGGTGGCTGTAAAACCAGTAGAACACAATGTTCAAAAGTTAGTGTTATTTTTAGAAAACAACAAAAACAATATCAACACCATAGTGTCTGTGTGTGGATATAGATCGTATTTAATAAAATGCGGTTGTAGTGAAGAAGAAGCAGCAAAATTATGTTTGGAGTTGTACACACAATGATCACCAATCCTAATCTAAACAACTATTCAGAAAAGCCACACAAGTATAGTGGTGTTGTGTCTTCTATATGTGACAAATGGATTACTGTCAAAGATATAAAAGTGATGGGCAGTGCGGGTATCCAATTGAAAGAGCAAAAGTTTAAAATTGGCTGTGATTTGCGACAATATATCGAATACTACGAAATTGATATTGATGATAATGTCGAATTTTATGCCTCAGTCGCTTACAAACAGACCGCAGATAGTAAGGTTTATTCGTTGAATAAAATACAGCAAATTGAAAATTCAGATTGGGTGAGGTTATAATTTATGGACGTTGTTAATTTTTTACAAGTATGCATGTTTATGTTAATTATTATTTGTGCATTTATGGAATTTGATGAAGAAATTAATAAAATAAAACAATATTTCACTAGGCACAACAAAGCAACTAAACTTTATTCTGAGTTTGTAGAAATTCTAGAATCACAACAAATTAGGTTTATTAGTATCGATCTACATCAAGAATTGTCAATTAATCTGAAGCTGTATCCCGATACCGACATACTTAAAGAATTAGGGGTAGTTCGTCTATATTTGCTGAAGTTGTTTGAGACAAAGTATGCGTTAGAAAATGAATTGTTTGAACTGCTGCAAAACAGAGTGTATGATAAGTTTTTTAAATTGTATTACAAAGAAGTTAAAGTAGTATATGATAAAGATAGTGATCATGTTGTACAAGTCTATCAAATGGATCAAATGAATAGCACAATTGCTGCTTACCTAAAGGAGTATGATCGGGGAATAGAATTGATGAAAGAAACATTATGATCCATTATAACGACAGTACTAATACATATTTCTTCGATCTACCTAATCATAATGTAGACAACAACAGCAAAAAATTAACATACAATCAATTATTCGTAGACAACCAACTACACGTACTAAACATCATCACTGGTGATCTTTTTACCAATACTATTGATCTGGATTCTGTACCACTACTAAAACAATATAATTTTAGTTTGTGTACTGGTGATAGATTTACAACAAGTATAAATGGAATATCAACAAGAATACATGAAATAATATGTAATCTCAAAACCAATCAAAATTGGGTCATTAATCATATAGATGGCAATTGTTCTAACAACCAAAGAGAAAATCTAGAATTAGTAACACATTGGTTCAATACTGCATTAATGAAAACTACTAATTCTTTGCCATTAGGTATAAGGCATAATCGTACTGTTAATAGTTTTAAAACAATAATTAAGCTACCAATTACCAGACAACAAATAAATTTTGGTTCGCTATCAATAGATTATTTACAAAACATCCATTATCAGTTTGCTACTAAATCTAGTTTAGCATCTTCAGCAAGATATTTGGAAGCCACACCAAATTGGTTGCCCGACAACAGCATAATCTTTACACCAAAACATCAAGAAAAACTAGATATGTTGATAACAGAACATCTAGAGAACCAAGCAAAATGGGTAAACCCCACACCAATATATTGATTGAATAAATATTAGTACTATAATGTTCTAATATGTCAATCTCACCATACTTTTCATACACTAATGCGACAGAACGTAAGCTGTATGAGAATATAATTACCGAATCTATTCATGTCATGGGGCAGAATGTATTGTATTTACCCAGAACATTGGTCAATGTAGATCAATTATTTTTGGAAGATATTTTGTCGAATTACCAAGATTCATTTTTGATCTCGGTTTACCAGGATTCGCATAATAGTGGATTCGGTGACACCAACACCTTTGGGAAATTTGGTATCGAAGTCAAAGATGAAGCGGTCTATACGGTGTCGAAATTGGAATTTGAGCGGATAGTACTAAACAACGATTTAGATGTCTCTACACGCCCTCTGGAGGGTGATCTGGTGTATTCTATGATGTCTGGTATGTTGTTCCAAATCAAATTCGTAGAAAACGAAGATCCATACCGGATGTTCGGGGATGTCCAGACGTATAAATTATATTGCGAATCTATGAAGTATAGTAATCAACGGATTACTGCTGATATAGTTGAACCAGAATCTTATGAATTTAGTACAACACTATTAGTAACTTTATTAGCAGGTAGTGGTGATTTTGAAGTAGGTACTATAGTGACTAATGGCACCACTACAGGAAAGGTGATCGATTGGAATCTACCACTAAAAGCATTAAAGTTAATAGATCTAAATGGTAAAATCAATAAAAACCTATTGATTTCTAGTGGTAGTACTGTGTATAGTATTGATAATTGGAAGACTGTGGAAGATCAAAGTACTGTACTCGATATCAATGCCTTCTTAGAAAAATCTGCTACAGCTATAATTGTTGATCCTAATGCCAATCTATTAGGTGCAGTGGTTACAGAAAACTTTATGACTAATTTTTAACTAAAATGAGAGATTTATACGAAGAGATCCAAGAATATTATATATTACAAGAAACTATAAATTAATGCTATCAGATAAATGGGCATACAACAAATCAATAAAAAACACAATTATTGCATTCGGCACACTATTCTCGAATATAGAATTGCGTAGATTTGACAACACAAATACACTAATTCAAACGATTAAGGTACCTATACAATACAGCAATAGAGATCGATTGATTGCTAGATCAATCGAAGTAGCTGATTTAGAAAAGGATAGTTTGGTTGGACAAAAATATCCACAAATGGCATTTGAAATGATTTCTTTGTCTTATGATACAGAACGTAAATTAAATACTGTCCAAAAGTTGTATAATTGTAGTGCTGATGGTAAAAATAGTACGTTAGTACCAGTACCATATAATATTGGATTTGAATTAAGCATCCTTACTATCTCCAATGATGATGCTCTACAAATTATCGAACAAATACTACCTTATTTTACTCCAACATTTACGATTAAAATAGTATCATCTCCTGGTTTTCCTTATACCGAATTGCCCATCACACTAAATAATATTAATTTTAGTGATAGTTATGCTGGTAATTACATGTCCGATACTAGAGAAATTATCTACACATTGCGATTCACAGCCAAAGCTAATGTATTTGGTGTGATTACAAATAATAATGGTGCTATTATTAAATCTGTTACAGTTAATGTTAGTACGGTCATTAATTCTATATTACCTACTGCTACGTTATCCGTTACTCCAGTAGCATTAACTGATCTCAATAACGATAATTTAATTAACAACATCGATACCAATCTGCTTACTGCTACTGATGATTTTGGATTCTCTTCTGTTTGGGACGAAAACTATGTATAAATACTAGTGTTAATATTAATACCAATATGGCATTATTTGATAAATTATCTCAATCTCTAGAAATAGAAAACATCACAAAGCCAGAAATAGTAACTGAACCAGAAGTAGCAAAACCTGTTGAAGCATTAACTCAAAATATTGACGATGATTATCAAGTCACCCGAAATAATTTATTAACATTAGCTAATAAATTAAATGACCTGATTGATTCTAGTATTGCTATAGCAGAAGCATCCGAAACACCGAGAGCATATGAAGTGGCAGGTAAATTATTTGATTCTGCTACTGCTATCAATCTCGCTGTCACTAAACTAAATCAAGAAACTAAAAAATTAAAAGGCATTACTGATAAAGCTGTGGTTAACAATAATGCGATCTTTGTTGGTTCCACTACCCAATTATTAAAACACCTAAACAAAATCAATTAACATGGCTGCTAGAAAAAAATTAGAGAATGCTTATAATAGCAATCCTTTACTAAAAAAAGCTGGTGTAGATATCGAATTTACACCAGAAAATGTAGAGGAATATCTCAAATGCAAAAAAGATCCTGTCTATTTTGCTGACAACTTTATTAAAGTAGTAACTCTTGATAAAGGTCTGGATAATATCAAGCTGTACGATTATCAGCGGAAGTTGATGAAAACCTTTAATAAGCACCGATTCACGATTGTCAAGTTTCCTTTTTTGCCCCTGGTTGCGGCATAATCAATAAACTGGTTAGCCAATACTGGGGGGGTGTTTCAAGACAGTCAGGAAAGTGTGTTATAGGTAGTACTAAAATTACTATCAAGAACCGAATTACAAATGAAGAAAAAACAGTAACTATTGCAAAATTATACAACTCCATATAGATATTAGTTTCATTATGTAAAACTGAATAATACATTAGTATAAAAGCATCATTCAATATGGTGCTTTTGTGCTATAATACTTCTATTGGCTAGGGTAAATATAATGAACAACTACGAAGATAAATTAGACAATACTCCAGAATGCGATGAAGAAGAGTGCTGCTGTAGATGTAAAAATCAAGTATTAATCGTTTGTCATCCTTGGAATAAAACTATTGGTAAAGGTGGTATGGGTGATTTGTTAGGTTGGGGGTGTTCAGCATTTGATGATGAGGAATATCGAGATGTGGTGATTTTTAGTGAAACTAAACATGGAATGTGCGAAATGTACACTAAATTAGAAAACAAAATAACACAAACCACATAAAGTTTTTTTGCCAAAAAACTTGACAAAAATGTAAAAAATATTATATAATTAGAACAGTATATGATGTTGACAGCATGAGACAAGATATCAAAGATAAGTGGGTAACAGCATTAAGATCTGGTGATTATAAGCAAACATTTGGTCGGCTGCGAAAAGACGATTGCTTTTGTGTAATAGGTGTACTGTGTGATGTAGCCAAAGAGGAT